GTTTTTTAAGACCACCTTTGCCATTTGATTTTGTTTTTCCGTATGGCCCACGACGATATTCTGGACCTTCTGGGGTGTCATCTCTCTTGGCTGGGGGTTCTGCTAGAATTATATCTTCGTCTTCTTTCGTTTCAGGTGCATCAGCACTGAGATCTCCCAAGTCTTCTCCGCCGGCATCATCGGTATCCGCTAAATCGCTCAAATCGCCACCGGCTCCAAGATCTCCACCTAGACCACCACCGCCGTCTTCTGGTACTTGACCGGTTGCTTCCAAAGAGGCCATAAACTTTTTATCATAAAACATTTCTCTCTGCATGCGGAGAAACTCTTCTTCAGAGATTCCAAACATGTTTTCTGCGACCCATCTTCTCGAGAAATACCCTTCGGTCGCGTTAGCTGCAACTGTGAATTTTTTATCCCATTGCTCGAGCTCTTGTAATTCTGCGATCTTCGAAGGGTTGTTCAGGCTGAGTTTAAAAGATAACAAATCATCTCCGCGAAAACCTAAAGTAAAAAGGTGAATAATTGCCATCTTTTCTAGCTCTGAAATTACAACTCTTTGAAGTCTCTGGATGGTTCGGGCAAATCTAATGTCTTTTTGCGCCAATGTAGTTTTGTCCTCGCTCGCTCCATCTCCCATGGTTAAATAAGATTGAGGTATCTTAAGTGCGGAGAACAACTTATCTCTAAGATATTTCACATCGTCAACAGTACCTGTAAATTGTCCTCCCGCTAGATTCTGTATGTCGGTATTCGAGTTTCCACGAATTGGAATATAATAATCTTCTTCGATCGACATAGGGTTATACCTTAAATCTATTCGCCCTGTGGCGGGATCAACTACTTGGTTTCGCTTCATCTGTGTCATGACTTTTTGCATGTATTGTTCGACGTCTTGTGGAGGAATGTTCCCAACGTCTATTTTAAAAACTCTTCTTTCGGGGGAACGAACAATACGATAAGCCATCATCGCATCTTCTAGTAGAGTAAGTTGTCTCCAAATCCTTCTAGATGCTTCCAACACGGAGGTTCCGTACGGAGCAAATTTATCATTACCTAAAATCCTAAAATGAGCCATCTGCCAATTCTCCAAGGTCATTCCTCCGGAATTCCACTGAAACTGGACGTAATTTGGATTTTGCTCATCTTCTCCTTCTAGTCTCTCTATTTCTTGTGGTGGTAGACCGATCGCAGTTCTAATTCCAAAACCATCTTCAACATCCAAATAAAGAAACAAGTCTCCATATTTACACATTGTTCGGCACCAACCAAATAAGTTGTGATCTATATTTAAGATGTCCTTGAAGAGAGTTGAGATGATTGTCTTTATCTCCTCATTTGAACATTTTATTTTAAGCATTGGACTTATCGCAGAATGCGTAGTCATTTCATCAGCATAAATGTCTAAAGAAGAAGCAATCTCCGGAGTATATTCCATCTGATCGAAATCAACATATCTCTCAACTCGGTTACGATTTGAAATCATGTTCGCAGCTAATACTGTCATTGGATTGTATTCTGACTTTTTGAATTGCAATCCGGATGCACTTTGAAATCTGCTGGAGTATTTGTCCAACTGTCTTCTTCTTAGTTGCCGACCAGTTTGAGTATTTTTCTGAGTTAGAGGACTAGAAAATAATCTTGTTAGAGATTTAAATAAACTATTATCCTCATTATACGGGTTCTTCCCCAAGTTTCTTTTTCTTTTTGCCACTTATTTATCCTTTGAAAATCCAAGCAAAGTGCTTTGGTAATGATAACTCTTCTTCATATTTAGTTGCGAAATCTTGTTTATAACCTTCTTGTCCTTTAATTGTAGTATTAAGTTGACTACTTTTCATAAACATCCCATCTAACATTGCTTTTTTGTATTCTGTATCTTTTTGAGAAACCGTTAAGGCAGTGTCTCTGACCCAGCACATAATAGCCAGCGCCATGATGAGATCGTCATGATAAGATCTCATAGCCTCGGGCTTTCCATTGTTCCAAATAAAAGTTCTAAATTCATTGAATGTTCTAGAGGAGTGAGTTTTGAGAAGTTTATTTCTGATAAACTCTTCGAGTTTGGCTACGACCAAGGGTCTTGTTTTAATTGAAGTTGTAAATCCGGGTACTGCGTTGGTCATGTGTTCCCCTTGGGATTGGTTTACAAATTCGTGAGTTCCTTTAACTGAATAATAAAGATTCGTATATCCTAATGTAATTAGTTTTTCCAAAACCGAAATGCCTATACCATTGTTTTCAACAACCAAAAGACAATCTCCATACTCCGTAGCAGCAGAATATACCATTTGAGCATACATATCTAAATTTGGCTTTCCTTGGTACTCTGCGACTATTTCCATCGTTTCTAATTTTAAAACGTGAAAAACAGAATTGTCAGCCCCGTCGCCTCTAGCAACGTCGGCAACAAGCAAATAAGTACTACCCTCTTGGTGTTTTTCCCAAATCCAAAAATTTCTATCATAACCTGTCCTATATTGTGGTTCTTTTATATTTTCATGAAGCCACGCAATATCATCAGCATGTATAACGGTGTCTCCGGAAGTATTGAAGTTACACTCCAATTCTTGAGCAATTTGTCTTCGAGACATGTTTTTTGTCTCTTTTGTAAACCAATTTTGATCTCTCTCGGGGTGAACATCCCATGGCAAGATAATTGGTTTAAAATCGTTTTGAGCCTCTTCTGCATCAACGTAGGTCTTATGAAACCAGTTTCCTACACCGTTTGGGGTGGACAAAGCAATGCAGCGACCACCTGTTGATAGCGTAGGGTAAAGACCAGTCCATAATTCACCAAGCCCATCAATATGAGCGGCCTCATCAATTACCAATAGAGACAAGGCTTCCGAACGACCAGCATCTCCTGATGTTGATGCAGCCTTAATTTGTGATCCGTTTGATAGCTCAAATGAAGTTCTGTTATCAACTTTAATCTTTGCAACTCTCATCCACTCCGGAAGATAGTTCATTATGTTTTTAACTTTCTTTACAAGATTTGCTGCTGTGGCAAACTTGGTCGCGATAACAAGAACATTCTTGTCTCTGTGGAATAGCATAAGCCAAACGCAATAAGCAGCAGAGATTGTTGAAATCCCAAGCTGCCGTGCTTTTAATATAACTGTGAAGCGAAAATCGTTAAAGTCATCAATAAGATCATCTTGATAAGGATAAGTCTGGAATGGAATCAAGCCTTTAAGTGGGTGAGATATACGACAATAGTTATTTATGAAATACTTGGGATCTTTCCCTGATTTCACAATTTCTTTTACAATATCTTTTTTTGATAAACTAAACGCCATTTCATTTTATTTTTGGTTATCCCCTTTCTTCAATTTATCATTTTGTGGTCTTTTATCTGAAAATTGATCTAGGAATTTTCTTGTTACATCTCGATTTATATCTCCATCCTGATCAGCCGATTCAATTTTATCTATTCCACCGATCTTATAATGTTGATAGGCTTGAACCCAAGTTCGGACCCTAGAGGTTGATTGTACGAGAATGTTTGAATCACCATCTTTAGTAAGAGCCACTGCTTTACCAGTAATCACTTTATATTCTTTTTGTAAAAATTTCTTTATTTCGTTTAACATTCTGTTCATGTCATTCTCAAAATTTCCGGCATATACCTCTTTAAGTTTGACTTCACCTTGATATTTAATACATAGCATATTTCCATAAAACTTAACTGAGAATCCATCAATAACTCGTTTGTCATTGATCAAATGCCCTTCTTCTCTTTTGAGACCGGTCTTTTTTGCATCGCCATCAGGAGTAAAATTTTCATCTTGAACTCCATCATATGCATTTGCGGCGGCTTGCGCCAGTCCTTGTATAATTTCTAGTGTGTTTGAACTCATTGTTTACCTTCCTTTTTATCGGCTGCGCGAGCCTTGTTTGCTGCTTGTGGGGCAAATTTTGCTGCCCTATTTATTATTTTTTCTCGTTGCTCCGGTGTGGTACCGTGACCTCTGAGTTTGATCGCAGATTCTGCACTCTTTTTATCGAAAATTGGAAACCGATCATCTTTTTTTGTCTTAGTTTTTTCCTTATCAGGCAAGGTGCTATATTTTTGTCTAGCATCAGCCGATGGTTGACCAGATGGTGTTCTATTCGCTTCTAGAACTGCTTCTAGTTCTTCATGGATTATTTTTTTAAGTTGTTCATTTGATAATTTCATTCGAAGGTCTCCAGCCAGTCTGCCATCTTTCCTCTCGATCTTCTATCCATTGTACATAGCATTTATAGCAGCATTCAAATTTTGTCATGTAGACATCATCTTTTGCTTTAAAAGAATAAGAATTACAAACTGGACAGGAACGATTAGAATTCTTCATAATTAGTTTCTTTGGAATTAAAACTCCATTAACCTGTTGTTTATCGTGGTCTTCTTCGGAAACTGACTTCTCGTGTATTTGTTTTAATTGCGAGAGATATTTCTTTTCCTTTTCATCATCCCAATCTTTTTGTGGGTGTTGTACGGTTTCTTCTCCGTATTTTTCAGCGATTGCTTTTTCTATTTTTATTGCGTAGTTTGGATCTTTTTGTTTCATTTACTTCCTCTTCTGGTTTGTTCAATGGTCCTTCTAGAAATTTACGATATTCTGCTTCGCACGCAGAGTCTTCTTGGCTTACACCAATAGGATAAGTAAAGTTCCACTTTCCGGATCTATCCCAACTTCCACATGCTGACTCCAGATCATCAAATAAGCAACTAATTTGAAATTGATTAGCGTAGACTCCTCCATCTTTAACGGGAAAGTAAAAAGCAACACTTCTTATTAGAAAAGGTACTTTTTCACCACTGGAAATAAAATTGTATACATCGCTTGACTCCATCCTAGTCCTTAAATCGTATTTATCCCACGACTTAGAGTCCTCTGGAACATTTTTAAACAAAACTCTAATAGTGTAATCAATTTCATCCCAATCGTCCAGCCCTTCTCTTTCGCCGGTATCTTTCCTTACATCAACATTAGATAGTTCTCTGTAATTTTCAATG